TTGCGCGGCGATGCCAGACGCATTTGCACCGCTCGTGCTCGTCACAACTGCGGTAACGATGTCTTCCAGGTTGCAATGCGGGCGAACGATCTGCACGCCATCAACGCCAGCAAAGCCGTCCGTGCGGTCAGCATTGGCAACTAGCGTCAGGCCGGCAAGCGAGGTTGTTGCCTTGTACCCCTGCTTATATGGAGCGCCGCTGTCCGCCGCGTCGTGAGCGACAACAGGATCGAGCTGCGAGCTATCGATGATCATACGCTGGGTTTTTGAGCCGCCCGTGCCTGAGCCCGTGTCCGGTACGGTGCCGGCAATCTGGACATCAACCTTGCCGAGAAGGTTAGTGCCGGCTGGTAGTGCGTTTGATATCGCGGTTACCGCGGTAATAGTGCCTGTCACTGGTTGAGGCGTACCGGATGCGATGCCTTGAACCGTGACAGCCCTGGTCGCCGGAACGCCGGCAGCACCGTCAAACTTGTCCAAGGTAGAAACGGTTCCGGTTCCAGCGGTAGGTACGCCAGCCGTAATTGTGACATCAGGTACAGCAGCCATAGTTCAGGTCCTCTCAGAAAAAGTAGATGTGATAAGTCGGAACGAAGCCACCGCCGCCAGGTGCAACACCACCCGGCCACAACACTCCATCCGCACTGATAAACGTAACCTCGGGGCCGCCGTCTCCGATCGTTACGGGCCTAGCCCCGTCTACCGGCGTTAGCGGGAGCCCAGTGTTGTCAAGAGATTCCGTGACGAGGACGCCCCCGCTCGCAACAACGGTTACGGATTCAGCCATTCAGCAGCTCCATAGAAAAAGCCCGGCCTGTTTCCAAGCCGGGCAAGTATTCTGGGGTAGCGACTCCAGTGGAGGTTTGGAGCCATCATCGGTCACTGAGTGCCCGGCGATTGTATCGATCGGCTATTTTAGCCAGGCCGATCAAAGTCAGGACGTAGGGTATGCCGATGACGATCCCGAGGAATATCAGGGCATAACGGGCTACGTGGATCATGCGGTGGCGTCTGGCACCTTGTCGTCGATCGCCTTCAGGCGGTCTGCGATAGCGGTAGCCGACGCCACGGCCGAATCGATCGCGGCCTGCTGCTCGGGACTAAGGCCGCCGGTCGGGATGGCGGCGAGCTGAGCAAGAAGATTGTCGGTATCGGCAGAAACTTTGTCCACTTCGGACGAGATCGTTCCAAGAACGGTAGTCAGTTCTTCAAGCGTGGCCATGATGGTCTCCTTTACGAGGTCAATTTTTTCAGACATTTCCTCAAGACGTCGCATGACCTCGCAACGAGCCTCAGAGGAGTGGTGATAGTAGTGGTGATGGATGTGCATCTCAGCAGTCTCTACAGATCGATGGAGGAGCAGGCTCTGATGGCGGCAGCATCTCATCGGAGCCGAAAGCTACCCAGGCCACCGCCCGAGCCAATCAGACATGAGAGAAGCGCAAAGATCAGATAGACGACCATGATCGCAACGATGGCCCACAAGACAATCATCAGGATCTGACCGAGGATCGGCCATCCCGTCAGGCTCACCAGGAATGGCACCAGAAGCTTGATGATCGCGATGATCGCCGCGATGATGATGATCTGAATGATCAGCGCTTGCAGAAACCCTAGTGTAAAACATGCCATGGTATTTCCTTTCAGCGCCTGACGAACAACGCCGCTACAGCGATTAAGATTCCGGCCCCAGCAATTATAAAGCTCCAGATATCGCCCTTGCCCTTGGTCTGGCCCTCTCCGGTATCGAGGCGGGACTTCAAGTCATTGAGCTGCGTCGTCAGCGCCGACATCGACGTTTGAAACAGGGCCTGCGTTTGATCCAGAAGCTTGGTGAATGCCGCTTCCTGTTTGAGCACCGAAGCTGCATTGCTCTCGTTCTGCGCTCCTGCCGCCTCTTTCTGGGCCTGTAAAGCGGCGGCAATGGCCGTCTTGTCGGCAAGGGAAAGCTGCTCGGTTCGCTTGTCCCGCTCCAAAAATTGCGTAGCAATGCTTTCGAACCGCTGTGCCGTGACACTGGACAGCGTTTCTATATTGGCGGTGATGAGCTTGTGGACGTCGATGACTGCCTTATCCGTTGCGATCCGGACAAGCTTGATTGCTTCGTCATTCAGGTCGAGGCGGGTATCGACCTGATCCTTCAGATTGCCGATTTCTCGCCGCAAGTTCTCTGTAGTTAAAAGCGTAGGGTCTGGATCAGGACGAACCACCTGAACTGGCTTATCGACCATCAGCGATGAACACTGAAATAATGGGCCACGCGCGCGGCTAGATGCGAAACGCCATGCGGCACGTGCAGAACCTTCCCCCGATTCTTCGGGGGCGCCCGTAGTGCCAGCGCAAGCGCGTTAATGAAGAGTATGGTCCCGCTGGAGCTTACCAGAAGGAAGCACGTCAGCTGCCAATCGGTTGACTGAGTGGAAAACAGAAGAACGATGGCCGCGGTTACGAACGCGGCTCGACGAATCCATTGCAGCCAGAGCGGATCAGTCTTGGCCCAGCGGTCGAACTCAACCTTCTGCATGACATAGACCAGCAGGCCGGCCACGAGCATGGATGCAATTGTGTATGATACGCTGACCCAGCTAGTCATTTTTAAGCCTTTTCAGGATGTCCCATGAACCGGCCGACTCGACGATGCCCTGGCAAATGGCCATGCCTGCAAGCCCTACGATAAACGCTGCAAACCCATCAGATGTTCCGAGTAATCGTCCGAGCGTGGCGCCTAGATAGTTAGCCGCCAGTCCTCCGACAACGATCGATCCTATTACAGCCCACGGGTTCGACTTTTTGAAGACGAAGGCGTTAGCGACGCCCCCCGCAAAGCCTGCGACAAGATCCTTCAGATGGATGCCGATGATCGAAAAGAAATCATCACTCATTGCTCCGCTCGCGTGCTGACCAAGAGCAACAAATCACGCACGGTCACACGGCTGAACTTGACGGCCATTTCTTTAGGCAGGATGCCACACTCAGCAAGTCCTGTCCCTAGCAGCTCACTGCAATACCAAGAGTCAAAGGATTGCCAGTCCCGACTCGGCCAGAAGTAAGCCAAGATCGCCCAGAGATCATAAGGCTTTCCGATCTGGCTCTCGATGAAAGCGTAGAAAATCTCCTCCTGTTCTGGAGTGGCTTTTACGTCCAGAAACAATTCCTCACTGAAGTCGCCGGCATCATAGCCCCACGGACGAGCCTTAACCCCGTCACTGATGGCCCCAATGAAAAGCCCGTCCGACGTAACTGCTTCGCAGTGTGTGCTCCAGAATCCGTACTGAGCAATCCTGCAGGCCCAATTGAAGATGCCAGGATGAGATACGAAGCGAAGTGTGATCATTTCGCTTCAGTACGGGAATACTCCGGGCGATGATCAATTTTGATCATCCAAAGCCCTAATTCCGTGGTTTTACTGCTGTCAGCCATTTTTTGAACCCCGCCTGGTTCGAGAGGTGGTCAGGGCTGGATCTCTGTTTCGACCAGAGATCCAGTCCGCTCGCTATTTCTTCACGCACTGATCACGATACGTTAACTCATTCGCCAATATACGCTTTTTTACGCCAGATGGCGCAGTAATTGCGCCGTCGCCTTTGGCAATCACCACTCTATTGTAGACCTGACAGAACGAGTCCGTTGGAGGCGAATGTGCGCAACTACTTAGGCTCAAGGTCGCGCAAGCCAGCGTCAACCTCCGCATCGGACATCGCATTCACCTTCTCCATGATCGCCTTGCCGGCCGTCGTCTTGGCAAGGATCGATTGCGTTACCTCCGCAATCGCCTTGTCATAGCCTTCCGATACCAGCTCGCGCGCATTCGCCCATGACATGATCTTGTTTACGATCTGGAGCAAAGTGAGCGCGAGCGATACCCAGCTCATTTACTGACGTTCTCAGGCGCCGCCATCGCGGTCGGAGCGGATGGCTCAAGCTTGATCGACTGAACCTCTGGAAGGGCTGCAGCCTGAGCCACGATAGAGCTTGACGTCTTGTTGAAAACTGCCCAGACGGCTCCACCGATCGTTATCACCGCACCGACAAGTCCCGTCATCGTTTCGGTATCGACCCAGCCCTTCGCCACAATGAAGCCGCCGCCGAACGTGAGGATGTGACGCAAGATACTGCTGATCTGTTCCCAACTCATTTATAGTCTCCAGTTTGATTGCCTGATTCCGTCAGGCGGCGGTTTTGTTTATTGCATCCCATACCTGAGGGCCGGCTATCCCGTCCTCAGCAAGTCCATGCGCCTTCTGGAAAAGCTTCAGCGCCTTTTCGGTATCGGCGCCGAACCATCCATCCACCTGAGCACCCTTCAATCCAATCCCGGCCTGCAGCTTCTTCACCAGTTCGCCGCGCGCCTTGATGCGCAGCGTGGCCGGCGGCGGAACGTAGTTGTTGGCATCAGCCGCATTTGCCGCGGCTTCAGCCACCAGCCCGCCAAGGTTCCAGCTCTTCGGATTATCGAACTCAGCCTCGCTCTCCGTCACCGAGACATGCGTATGGTGGTTGTGCGGGTTCTTGCCACTGTACGGGCGCCACACCCACGACTGCGGGCCGCTCTTGCCAGAGGCGATCTTTCGGTTGCTGATCACGTAGCGGACGCGCGGGTCCTTGTTCTTCAGCAGCATCTCGGCGAAGGCGCAGGCGTCGAATCCAGTTTCCGGCGCATGCGTGAAGTCGAAGGCGCGCACCACGCCCTGCCCCTTCACCACAATATACGGATTGTGATCGCTCCCGCGCGAGGCGTGCGCAGCGTCCCCGATACCGCCATCGCTGTCCTTCCGCCGGTGCGGATCTTCCGCGTTCACCTGGTCGAGAAGCGTCTTGATGGACTTCGCAAGCCGCCAGGCCATGCAATTTCTCCGATTTCAGGGGTTTTCTCGTTGTAGTTGTGGTGGTAGAGTTTGACTTATGACCCCAGAACAATGGATCACGGCCTACTGGTTATTCGGAACGGTGTTTGCCGTGCTCGCGGTAATGATCGTGTTGACGACGCTCATTGGCGGACCACGGAAGCCAAAAGAAGCGTGGCAGCATCATGAAGACAGTCTCGACGGCCGCTACTAGACCCCCGCGAAGATGATGTAGTTGAGAATAATGGTCGGTTGCACGACGCCAAACGCCGTGCTGGTGCCGCCCTGCGCCGTGCCAGTAAAGCTTGGCGCATTAATCGAGATTTGTGAGATTGAGCCGCCGGTGCCGTTGAACTGACCATTAACGCCGCCGGCGGCGTTACTTGTAGCAAGACCGGCCGGGCTTCGAACGACGTCAAAGGTGACCGATGTCGTTGTGGAGTTAGTGCCGGCTGGCGTGTAAGGCGGCAGGTTCCCCGTTACAAGAACCTGCGTTTCGCCGCCGCCCGCCGCCCCTAGCGTATCGCCATCCAAGCCGTCATCTGCAGCAGTGAGGCGGTTAGCCGACGATCCGCCCATATCATCTTTGCCGGCCGTCACACGACCGCGCATATCGGGAAGATTGAAATGAGTACCGTCCGCCGCGCCGTAGGTCGTGCCGATGGCAGTAAACAGATCAGCGTAAGAGGCACGCAGCAGCGATTGGCCGAAGCAAAGTAGATACCCGGTCGGGGCTGCCGTGCCACCGTAGGGGAATATGACGCCAACCGGCAACAACGCGAAACCGCCTTGAGAAACCGCACCAGAAACAGCGAGCGTACCTGTAACAGCGAGCCCCGTGGTAGCAACGTCCAGAACCTTCGCTCCATTAACGGAGACGCCAAGATTGTTGCTGCCTATACGGTAAAGGCCGGAATCTGGATCAGAAGCAAATGTAAGGCCGGGAGCGCTAGCCGTTCCGCTGGAAGCTTTCAGTGGACCAGTCATGGTAGTTTGACCGTCCGCGGCCACGGAATTTGTGATTTCCGTAGCTATATCGTCCCAGTTTTGGTTATGGCCGGCGGCCGTAACTGGATTGCCAGACACAAAGGTGTTGACCTTCGTATAGACTCCGGAACCGTTGCGGCTCATTCAGATATCCCTTAATAGAAAAAGCCGCCCCGGAGGACGGCCTTTGATGCAGTTTATTGCTGTTCTCGCGCTAGGCGCGGTCACCGCATTTTTGGTTGATCACTGGGAGCGCTTTATCGGCGACAAAGACACGGCGTTCTTGATCGGCTTTCCGACTCTATGCCTCATTGCTTGGCTTTACGACCGGGCGAGGTTGCGGAGATCCAGTAAGGCGACGACAGAACCCGAGCGATAGCCCGCGAGTTTTCCCCAGTCGCCCTTGCCGACTCCAGTAAAGCTTGTGCCATTCGTTGAGCTTCCGGCCCCTGCCTGGCGAGAATGTTGCCTATCTCATCCTTGGTCTTCCCGGTGCTGGCACCTGAGATAGCCTTCGAAACCAGGTTAAGTGCCTTCAATCCAAGTCCGGTTACAGTGGTATCGTGCGGGGCATTCCCTCCTACCGCGCCTTCCATGGCGTTCGCTGATGCCATGCGTTGCGCCGTCTGGCTATTCTGCACGATATCCTGATAGGACTGCCGGAACTTACGATTGTCCATCAGCGCCTTGGCTACACGGTCCCGAGGGCCTTCGCCGAAAATCGTGCCCAGCTTCTGGCTGTTCCAGTCCTGCGGCGTGCCGATCTTCCGCTCAAGCGTGCTCAGATCATTTACATTGGTGCCGACAAGGCGATCGATCTCAGCTCGCGTGCCCTGACGAAGCCGGGCCGGGGCGGCTGATGGGCCGATCATTTCACCCTGCGGCAACGCTCCTCTGGCCATCTCGTCTGACAACTCAACTGGCCGGATGGCAGTTTTGCCACTGTCCAAAACCTGAGACCCGCGTTGAAGCCCTTCGGACTGCCGCGATAGCTCGGCGAATTGAGCGTCCACAGCCTTGATGCCTGGGACAGCGTTCGCCAGCTCAGTATCAACGGCCTGCCTGGCCTGGGTAAGCACCCGAATAACGTTCGGATCGGCTTCGTTTGCCATCATTCCGTCGATCGCTTGACGGGTATTGAGAAGCGATGCCGGGTTGCGGTCCAATTCACGGGTAGCAACCGGGTCGTTCAGCATTTCTCGGACTTGACGAACCGCCCGTTGTGCCGGGCCACGTTCGGATACCGATATACCATTCAACCTTTCAGCTAGAATGCTTGTGTCTACCGGCCGCGCGCCCTGAAAGACCTGCTGGTAGGCCGGCGCCAATTCCTGACGCGCCCCTGCCAATCCCGCCTCTACTTGCGACGGAACAGGAGAACGTCCCAGATTCTCATCAAGTGCCGCAGCCAACCGATTGCCCGTTCCCGCGTCTCGGCCCTGCAATGCCTCAACCAGCGCCGTCCGACCAGATCCTGTACCAGTGCCGGCACCTTGACCAAGCCCCTTCATGGCCGGGCCAGCGTCAACCAGCATCGCTTCAGGGCCCATGCCTGGAAGAGCCCGCAAGCCGGCCTCGTCAGCTTGTGCCGCACCGCGAAGCATCGCAGACGCACCACGGCCAGCCCCCTCAACCCGAGGACCGAGGAACGCCGAACCGAGTCGGTAGGCCCCGCCAGCAGCTGCCCCAGCCACGGGAAGCCCGCCACCGATCAAGGCGCCCGTTGTGGCACCGTGCTTGGCGTTTTCGATATAGTCGCTGGCCTTGTCCGAATATGTATTTCCCGCCCCATGCGCAGCACCATATGCAGCGCCCTCAGCGCCGTATCCTAGCACGCGGGGGAGCATCCCCGCCCCAACCCTGCCTGCCAGCGTAACGCCGCTCTTGAGCAGCCCTACGCCTCCTGCGAGGCCTCCTACAGCTTCCCCTACCCCAGCAGCCGCCGGGCTGGCTTTGCGGATGGCCTCTGTCTCCGCGCGCTGAGCTTTTACGCCAGCATCATAGGACGGTGCCTTCCCCGTTAGGGCGTCCATACCTCCAGCGAACTTGTCAGCCATACCGAACGTGGCGCCGTTGGCGGCCATCCTGACGCCCTTGTCAAGGGCAGATCCAACGTTGGCCATCTGCTCGCTGTAGGGCATGTTGGCCTGTACAGGAACGCGGGCTTCGGCGCCAGTCTGGTTGCCCATCGCGTCATACGCAGGGGCCGTTTCTGTCGGCATTGCAGGAGCAGCAGGAGCAAAAGACGAAACGATTTCCTCAACCGTAGCGCTTTGCTGTTCGGGAGACAGCGACAGGAAACTGTCGTCAACCTTTACCCTGCGCCCACCGATATTCAGCGTCGGCATTATTCAATGCTCCAGGAAACGCCGCTTTTCGTCTTGTTGCCACTCCCGGCCTTAGCTCTCTTATATTGGTCGTATGGCCCGAACGTCGGCAAAACGTCCGCCTCATTCATCCGATTGCGTTGTGCGATCCCGCGGTACATACTGACGTCCTGGTCAAACATGGACTGATAGGCGCCGATGCGGCTGTGCGACTCCTGCATGATTGCCTCTCGGACCTCGGGCGAAAGGCGACCGTTGGCCTGTAGTTGACTTGTTACCGTAGCCTGAAGCTGCTGGGGCAGGGTCGCAATGGCTTGCGCAACCGTCATTTCCGACTCCCTGACGACGCTGCCGGGGTCCATAATCTTCGCCATGCCGTAGATCATGTTTACGTCGGCGGCGCGCGTATCTCGTCCAGCGGCCTCTAGCATAGATTTATACACGGGTGCGGCCTGCGCGATGTTCTTGTAGGATGGCAACCCCTGTACTTCATTGCGCAGCTTGGACGCAGAATCACCCGATGCCGGCATTGCTTCTTCCGTCGCGCGTTTGGACTGTGCTTCGCGCCACACCTTCGGATCAACACCAGCCGGCGCGGGCGGAATTGTAGAGGGCGCGGCATTGGTCTGCGGCCTGTACGGCGTCACGGATTTATCGCTGGGATTAACCCAGCCCATGACCGGGTTGCCGTTCTGATCCTTTTCGCCGGTATCCGTCCATTGCGGTTTTGACGCCGACATGCCCGGGACAACTGATGCGCCGCCCTTCGGGTCCGTGCGGACGAGTTGATCCCCAACCACCTTGAAATCGTATTCAGTCGGTTTTGCCTGCTGCGTGATCAGGGCCTGCGCCAGGTTCTGCCCCATCTTGCGCATCTGCGGATTGTCGCTCTGCAGCATCTGCACAAGCCGCGCCTTGGCATCGGCCATCTGCGGCTCGGTCGGCGATGGGACGGGTGTAACCGACTCGGTTTTTACCGGCGTCGGAACCATCGGGGACAGAGCGGCAGTCTGGGCCGGCTTTTCATAGATCCCAGCGGCCTCGGCTTCCTTGTCTCCCCACACCTTCTGGGAAGGCATCACAGGGCCGCCAGGACGGGCGCCAGAGAGCGCGGCCGGGACAGCGCCAGCGCTAGGCGTTACCGACGAAACCGGCGGCATGGGCTGCGCTGTGGGCTGCTGGGTAGTAGGCTGCATTGGTGGAGCAGAGACGGGAGAGGGAACGCCGCCGCCCTGAAGCGCCGCGATCAAGGCCGCATTATTGCCGGACTCGGTTTCCTTGTCCTTCTGGTCGGCGCGGTACATCTCGTACCCACCGAGCGCGGCCTGCCCCATGCGGCCGAGGCCTTGCGCCCAATGCTGAATGGGGGACGCGTCGGTTCCCTCCATCATCAGCTTATAGGCCATCTTTCGGCGATAATCTTCCTTCGCAGGGATCGTCTCAATGAGAGCCATTAGCCGAGCCCCCCAAACCCGCCCTTGGCCCAACCGCCAAGAGCCGCGCCACCGAGGCTGAACAGGCCGCCCATCATGGCCTGCTGCTGCGCATTCTTCTGCTTCCACGGGATGAGTGAATTTTCGTAGCCCTGCTGGGTAATGCCGGCCACGTCGGTATTTGCGACCGAACTCTGTGGCGTGGTGCCGAATTGCGGCTGGTTGA